GTTATACTTGATGAAAGTTCAATACTTAAAAACTTTGATGGTAAAATTAAGAATCAGGTAACAAGTTTTGTAAAAAAAATACCTTTTAGATTTTTATCTACTGCTACTCCATCACCTAATGATTTTATAGAACTAGGTACAAGCTCAGAGGCTTTAGGTTACATGGGTTACATGGATATGCTTACTAAGTTTTTTAAAAACAACATGGCTAGCATAGCAAAACAATCAAAAAACATAGGGGAAAAATACTACTTAAAACCTCATGCGGAAAAGAGTTTTTTTGCATGGGTTAATCAATGGAGTATGATGGTTAAAATGCCTAGCGATTTAGGATATGATAATACTAGATACAAGTTACCTGAGTTAATTACAAATAAACACGTAGTAGAGAATAAGTCTACTGTTGATGTTGATGGACAAATTAACATGTTTACTTTTGTTGCAAAGTCATTTAGAGAAATTAGGCACGAGCAAAAACAAACATTAAAAGATAGATGTATAAAAGCTGTTGAGTTAGCAAAAGGTAAAACATCTGTATACTGGGTAAATCTTAATGAAGAGAGTTCTTTAATTGCTAGTTTAGATTCTGAAGCTGTTGAGATTACTGGAAGTATGAGTATCGAGAAAAAAGAAAGTATTTTAATGGATTTTGCTAATGGTAAAATTAAGAGATTAATTACTAAGGCTAAGATGACTGGTATGGGTTTAAATTGGCAACATTGTAATCATAGTGTATTTTTTCCTACTTATTCTTATGAGCAATATTATCAAGCTATTAGAAGGTTTTGGAGGTTTGGACAAAAAAATAATGTAACTATTGATTTAGTTATATCTGATGGACAAACAAGAGTACTAGAAGCATTACAACAAAAAACAGAAAAAGCAATACAGTTATATGAAAACCTTACTAAAAATGTAAATACTGTATTTTCAGAAACTATTAAACGATTTGACAACAAAATTATTAAACCTAAATTTTTATAACAAATGAACAACGTAAAAGACCAATTAGTAACAGAAGATTATGCAATCTATAACTCAGATTGTATGTATGTATTACCAACATTAGAGGATAAATCAATTGACTTATCAATATACTCTCCTCCTTTTGCTGGGCTTTATAACTATTCAAGTAGTGATAATGATTTTAGTAATTGTGAAAGTAAAGAGCAGTTTTTAGAGCAATATGAATTTTTAGTTAAAGAGGTTGCAAGAGTTACAAAAGATGGTAGAATAACAGCCGTACACTGTACAGATGTTTTTGATAATATTTGTAGATTATGGGACTTTCCTCATGAGATAATAAAAATACATCAAAAGTACGGTTTTGAATATAGAAATCGTATTACAATATGGAAAGAGCCTTTAAAGGTTCGTATGCGTACAATGGTGCAAAGTTTAATGCATAAGTTTATAGTAGAAGATTCTACAAAGTGCTTTACGGCTATGCCTGATTATGTTTTAATATTTACTAAAAAAGGTATTAATGAAGTACCCGTAACGAATCCAGAAGGATTAAAAAAATATTTCGGTACAACTCCTATTTTACCTAATATTTTACAGGCATGGAATAATGCTAATAAATCAGATTTAAATTCAGCTCAATTGTGGGAATATTTAAATAAAGAATTTAAAAAACATAAAGACCCTAAAACAAATAAATTATCACATTACATATGGCAAAGGTACGCATCTAGTGTATGGGATGATATTAGTATAGATAATGTTTTACCGTTTAGAGATTCAAGAGAAGAGGATGATGAAAAGCATGTACATCCATTACAATTAGATGTTATTGATAGGTTAGTAGAATTATATTCTAATGAGGGTGAGGTTGTTTTTACTCCTTTTATGGGCGTAGGTTCAGAAGTTTATAGCCCTGTTTCATTAGGTAGAAAAGCCATAGGAATAGAGTTAAAAGATTCTTACTTCAAACAAGCTAAGATAAACTTAGGTGATGCTAAATATAGATTTGAAGAGGCAGCAGAGCAAAAAAGTTTATTCTAGTGCAAGATATAATAAGTACCAATTACCAGAGCATAGTAGATAGGGGTTTTATTACTCCTACTACTACGCTTTTTGAGTTCTTAGATAAGCTAGATGAAGAGGTAGAAGAGCTAAACAAAGAAGCTTTAATATCTAAAGAATGGAGTAATTTACCTGAAGAGTTAGCTGATGTTATTTTGGTATGTTTAAACATGGCAAAGCATTTTGATATTGATATTGAACAGGAATTAAAAAACAAGATTAGAATAAATGAGTATCGAGCAAAACAACGAAAATAATTATATTTGTAATCAATTTTTAACTTAAATAAATCGCTATGAAAAAGGTGGATGCCATCATTCGAAAATCTCAATTCGATGATGTGAAATCAGCTCTATTGGCAGTTAAGGTAACTTTTTTTAGTTACTGGGATTGTACAGGAGTTGGTAATGAGAAACTCGGTATAAGCTATCGGGGTGTAGAGTACAGTACTTCTGATATTCAAAGAAGGTACTTATCTATTGTTGTATCTGATGAGTTTTTAGATAGGACAATAAAAGCCATATTAGAGGCTGGTAAAACAGGTAATATTGGAGATGGAAAAATATTTGTATCCAATATTGAAGAGGCTTATAGGATTAGAACTGGTGAACGTGGAAATCAAACTTTAAATTAAAAGAAAGATGGAAATGTTAACAGTTAACAATGTATGGATGATGATATGCACAGGTCTAGTGTTTTTCATGCATTTAGGTTTTAGCTTATTAGAAATAGGCTTAACTAGACAAAAGAATACAATTAATATTTTGTTTAAAAACATCTTTATTATTTGTATGGGCTTATTAGTTTATTACATAGGAGGGTTCAATCTTATGTATCCGGGCTTTGAAGATGGTGATTTAGGTATTCTTAAATTCGCTGGTTTTGGAATTGAAGCTCCTTTAAATGGTATGACTGCTGATTATGCTTCAGGAGGTTATACATGGTGGACAGATTTCTTATTTCAAGGTATGTTTGCAGCAACAGCAGCTACAATTGTATCTGGAGCAGTAGCTGAACGTATTAAGCTTAGTAGTTTTATGCTTTTCAGTATTATTTATGTTGGTTTAGTTTATCCAATAGTAGGCTCATGGAAATGGGGTGGTGGATTCCTTGATAGTTTAGGTTTTTATGATTTTGCTGGTTCTACATTAGTTCATTCAGTAGGCGGTTGGGCTGCTTTAGTTGCTGTTTGGTTATTAGGTGCTAGAATTGGTAAATTCAAAAACGGTAAGTCAATACCTATCTTAGGTCATAATATACCCTTTGCTACTGCTGGAGTATTAATACTTTGGTTAGGGTGGTTTGGTTTTAATGGTGGTTCTGTTCTTAGTGCTGACCCAGCATTGACATCTTTAACTCTTGTTACTACTTGTTTAGCTGCTGTTGCTGGTGGTATTAGTGCTGCAATTACTTCTTTTATCAAGGATAAGACATTTGATTTAACAATGTTTCTTAATGGTATCTTAGGTGGTTTAGTTGCTATTACAGCTGGTGCAGATTTAATGAGTCCAAACGAATCTGTATTAGTAGGTTTAATTGGTGGTGTTATTGTAGTATTTGCAGTATCTCTATTAGATAAGCTAAAACTAGATGACCCTGTTGGAGTAATAGCAGTACATTTAGGTTGTGGAATATGGGGAACATTAGCAGTAGGTATCTTTGGTGATATGGCTGGAGTTAGTCAATTTCTTACACAATTAACTGGTGTGGGTATTATTGGAGCTTTTTGCTTAATTAGTGCTTTTATAATTCTATTTACATTAAAGAAAACAATAGGATTAAGAGTAAGCAAAAGTGAAGAGATAGAAGGGTTAGACAATGCAGAGCATGGGATGAGTGCTTATCCAGATTTCCGATTAAATCAACATTAATAATATAGAGGGGTTAAAAGCCCCTCTTTTAATTTTAAAAAAAATGAAAAATATATTTACAATTTTATTAGCACTAAGTGCTTCAATTATTATAGCTCAAGATAGCTTACAATCAAAACTATCATTAGAAGGTAGTGCTGATGTTTATTATAGAAAAAACCTAAGTACAAATAGCACAGATTTAGCTCCATCTACATCATTTGCTAACTTGAATGGTTTTTCTTTAGGGATGTTTAATTTAATAGGTTCTTATGATACTAAAAACACAGGCTTTGTTGCTGATTTAGTTTTTGGACAAAGAGGTAAAGATGCAGTATTTTTATCAACTGGAAGTGCTAGTATCATTAATCAATTATACGCTTATTGGGATGTAAGCGATAACCTGACTTTGACAATGGGTAATTTTAACACCTTCTTAGGATATGAGGTTATTTCTCCAACAGGTAATTTTAACTACTCAACTTCTTACATGTTTAGTTATGGGCCATTCTCTCATTCAGGATTAAAAGCAGATTTTAACTTATCTGAAAACTTTACAGGTATGTTAACGGTTTTAAATGCTACTGATGAAACAGATTTTAATTCTACTAATTTTAATACTTTAGGAGGTCAACTAGGTTATAAAGGAACTTATTTAAATGCTTTATACGGAAAGCAAGATTCAAGTTCTAAAGCCACTTTTCAAATAGATTTAACAGGTGGTTATGACCTTAGTAAGAAGTTTTATTTAGGTGTTAATGCTACTTATAATGATACTGATGGTGATGGTTTTTATGGTGCTGCATTATACCCACAATATTCTTTTGGTAAATTAAAAACAGGTTTAAGAGGTGAATACTTTTCTGATAAAAAAACAGATATTATAAACTTTACAACTACTTTAGATTATACTATTGAAAATTTAAATCTAAAATTAGAATATAGATTAGATAAAGCAAGTGAAATAGTATTTGAACAAAAAAACAATTTAAGTAGTATAGTGTTAGCAGCAATATATTCTTTTTAAATAAATAAAATCATGAGTGATGTAATAACCTCTGAGGAACTATCCGCTGTAAGGCAATTAGGATATGATGATAATGTAACATATTGTAAGGTGTTTGATTGGTTTAGAACTAGATGGGGTTATACATCATGGATTGAAAAGACAGGGAAAGAATACAATTATAAAATATATGCTAGAGGTGTTTTTCACAAACCTATGCATTCTCCTTCTGAATCTTCATACTGTAAAAATTATGAAGAAGCACAAGTTAAACTGCTTAATGAATTAGTCACAATAGTTGCAGAAATAGAAAAATAATTAAAATTTATTATATTAGTTAAAATGGTTGAAGTAGGTAATCTAAATATTAAAGATACATTTTATCATAAAGAACATAAATATAAGGTTATAGATAATAGTGGTATTTTTATTATTGCAAAGGGTATCCCTAATGATGGGATAACTAGATACTTTCTAAAATCAATCAAAGTAGATAAAAAAATAATAGATAGCTTCTGGTTAAAAAATCCAGATTATGATATAACAGATAGATGGCAAGACCAAGTAAGATAGATAGATTTATTGAAGTTGCTAAAGATGTACTTTTTAGAGATGGGTTAATGCTATTAACTTATGAGGAATTAGTATATGAGGTTAATAAAAGGTTAAAAGAAAAAGACAAAATTAGTTATAGGACATTTGCTAGATGGAAAATAAATAATGAAAACCACAAAATAATTAAGCATTATGTCAAGTAAAATGGGTAGACCTCCAAAAATAAAAACATTTATAAGCGTAGCAGAAGATGTGCTTTTTAGAGATGGTTTAATGCTATTGACTGATGAAGAATTAGTGTTTTTAATTAATGAAGAATTAGAACAAAAATATAAAGTTTCTGATAGGACATTTGCTAGATGGAAGGCTAAACAATTTAATGAAGATGATGACATAGGCAAGACTTTTGTCATGTTAATAAAAAAGGCATTGATAATTCAAAAAGAAAACTTGTTTAAAAAGTTCTCTAATGATGATAGAGCATGGCAAAGATGGGCATGGATTATAGAACGTAAATTTTCTGAATGGAATCTTAAAAACATTAATGAAAACAAAAACGATAATACTCATACAGGAGAGATTAAAATAAACTATAACCTACCTAATGGAGATTAATATAAATCCATCCAAAAAACAGCATGAAGCATACAATAAACTAAATGATAGCATTACTAAAGAAACTCTTTATGGTGGTGCTGCTGGTGGTGGTAAATCATGGTTAGGCTGTGAATGGTTATTAGTAAACTGTTTACGCTATCCAAAAACTAAATGGTTTATAGGTAGAGAAGAGCTTAAAAGGTTAAGAGCATCTACATATCAAACACTATTAAAAGTAAGACAGCATCACAATTTACCTCATGACTTCTGGAGGTATCAAGGACAGGATAACTTTATTGAATTTCCTAATGGCTCAAGAATAGACTTATTAGATTTACAGTATAAGCCATCAGACCCAATGTATGAAAGGTTTGGTTCATTAGAATATACAGGTGGATGGATTGAAGAGGGTGGAGAAATAAACTTTGGTGCTTATGATGTACTTAGAACCAGAATAGGTAGGTGGTACAATACCGAATACAATATACTACCTAAGTTACTTATAACATGTAATCCAAAAAGGAACTGGATGTATGAAGAGTTTATACAGCCATTTAGAGCAAATAAATTACCATCTTCACAGGCATTTATAGAAGCTTATGTAACTGATAACCCATACATAGATAAAGAGTATATTATTAACCTTAAATCTATTAAAGACCAATCTAAAAAGGAAAGG